TACCTATGATATCAGCAGTAACATCAAGTATAGTATTTTCTTCAATGTCATATAATTTTATAAGGCCACTAGTATCAATTGAATTTTTACTAATATAATAAAGATTGTTAGGCGCATTTACAGGAATAGTAAACTCAATTACACCCTTTTCAATATAAGCAACTGCTACATTTTCTCCTGATTCGCCAATCTTAACAATACCGTCTGGATATAGTGTCGAAACATTATCGTCTGCTGCAAAAGTTACACTTCCACTATCAGGCAGCACTATAAATTCACCTACATCATAAGACGAGTTATTACTGTCATATAAAGTAGCGTCAAATAATCCATTAGCTCGTAGCCCTGCTGTGCCAGCAGTTATAATAGACGACCCAGGAGTAAATGTTCTACTAATAGAAATTGCCATTGGGTGACCAGGTGTATCAATTTCAAAACGATACGTTTGTCCACGATATAGTTTTAATGATGGGTTTCTAGTAAGCCCATCATTAAACACATATGCCATGCTATCGCCCTGATCTTCGAGTGTTACTGTATATGTACTAGTTACTGATTGACTTTGTCCTCTAACATTAACACTTAATGGACCAGTTGGTACCCAATAATATTCACGAAAGTTTGTAAATTTATCCCAATCAATATTAGGGTTCCAAGGATAATAATCACTACTATTAAGTCTACTTTCATTAGTTGTATTAGCTCCGAGGAACCCTAACATACCAATATAGTCGTTGTAGTCTTTATAAAAAGTTACGTTGTCTAAATTATCTTTAATAACAGCAGCTGGTTCTAATTGATAGTTTACTCGATTTGGTGAAACATCGCCTATATAATTGTCTCCAGTTTTATAAGCTTTTGCTGTTTTACGACCAACATATCCGTTAATTTTTTCAGCTTCGCCCGGCTGTATTAATTGATCTATAGTTCCTTGTAAAAACTTTTTGTTTGCTTCAGTGCGAAAGAATTTTGGAATTAAATCGCTTGCAGATCTGCTACTGCTGTTATTGCCAGCACTTGGTAATGACTTATCGTTTTGATTATTATTAGTTGCCATTAGTAACTATAGCCTCCACCTGATGAATTTGTCGTTGTTGTTGCACTTGTTATTCCTGTAGTTACGGAACTTACGCTAGTAATAACATCGCCTGTGGCTTGTAATTCTGTAGCTGTAATTTCATCTATAATTTCAATATCAGTGACTTGAGCAGCACTTATAAAAATTTCGTCCAGTTCAGATTTTATTTCAAATAAACTTCCAAAAGATTGCGAACCTTGTCGAGGAACAATGATCATACTAACTAATTTTGGAGTTAGTGTATTCATTATAAACGCACTTAGTTCTTGAAAGTAAAAAGTTTCGCCAAAATCCCAATTATCAATTGCAAAGAATCTATTAATTGACTCAATTATATCAGCTTTTAATTCGTTTTCATTAACTGCTAGATCTTTATTTCTTACAATTTTAAATTTTACCTGAAGATCTGCTTGAGCTTTACTTCCAAATAGTATCTTATATTTAACCGGGTGATAAATTAACTCGTCGCTAATTGACTTGATTGCGTTGATGTCAGTACTGTAAGCTCTAGACAATTGATCATTACTTGCAGGCAACGGTTTAGTTGAAGTTGCATTAGCTACATATTTGCGCATTTCGTTATCATAATTCTTAGTTAATAAATACGTATCAATAATATTACTAGCACTTGGATCAATTCTATAATTTGAATCTGCTACATGAACATAATGGAACTTTAAGTTAGCTCTACCAGTATATGCTTTATAATTAGAATTTAAAGTTGTATTTCCTAGTGCTTTGTTTAATGTTTTAAATACCGTTTCTTCTAAAAGATAAAAAACATCGCCTTCGTTGTGTAAACTATAAGAGCCTATTGCAGATTCATTTTGCTTAATTTTAATTTCGCTATTAGTATTTTCAAAGTATTTAAAATCTTCTACTCCGTCTGATGTAGTATATCGTTTTTGGAATACTATTTTATCAGAATTTTCAACATTAGGATTAGTCGGGTCAACTAATATATTAAATAAATCTAAATCGTCTACAACACCGTCATCATCTAAATCAAAAAACTGTATTTGTATTTTTCTTGTGTCTACATATCCTTCGCTATCTCTGTATGCATCACTAATACTCCACGTAAAATCTCTAGAATAAGGTGTGCCAATTACTGGGATAGTGTTTATACTTAATACATCAATTTTGTCACGTACTATTTTTCCAATTGAAGGATCATAAATTTTGTCGGCGCTGTCAAAGAAGAATCTAATCTCATCGTTACTTTCAAAAATATAGCGTTGATTCCTGTGTGTTATTGTATATTTTTCGCCGTTTGTTTTAAACCATAATAACCAGCTTGAATCTAAATTTTCGCCTGTTATATCGCCTGATTTTCCTAAGGAAAAATTAGTTACTGTATTAATATTTTCAGCAAGAATTATTTTCCATTCTCGTGTTTCAGTATCATATCGTAATGCAAAATCTTTATATGCAAATGATTGGTCAATAATTTGTACTATTAAATCATCTACTAATGTGTTTGATATTTTAGGTTTAACTTCTACTAATAAACTTCCGTCATTTATTACATCTGTCAAGATAACGTCACCAATGTTAGTAGAACTAACAGTGTCACCTTCGTTAGCAACACTTGATACACTAGTCCATCTATAAATTGATGCGCCTTTTTTATTAGCGTTAGTAGTAACAGTACCGTCTGGTAGAAAATACTGCTGTACTAGTGATGAATTTTTAGGAGCATTAAATTTAAGCATTGTTCCAGCTTCTACAAATCTTAAATTGTTTGCAGTAAATGCGCCGACTTTAGATACATTAGTTGTATCAGCTTGTGCTGTAAATACTCCTGAAATTTTATTTGTTGCTTGGTAATAATTTTTCCACGCTATACTTAAATCATTTGTTAATATTTTTGGAAATTCACTAAAATAAAAGTTTCTAAGTGAAGTTGATTTTATAATACTGTTTACTGTGTTGTAAATAACTCCTTCAATGTCACTTTGTGTTGCAAATTTAAAGTCAGTCTTTGTTTCAAATGTTTCTTTATAAATGACTCCGTCACTAGCAAAGAGGCTAGTATTTGAATATTTTCCACTTGCGTCTTTTAAATCAAAATATCTACTAATGCCGCTTGAAATTCTATTTGTACTTTTTGTTTTAATAATGTCTTGACTAATAGCTAATGGACCAATATTATAATCTTCGCCTGTGATTAATCTGTTTTGAGTATAATAAGTTGTCGGAGCATTTTGTTTAATGCTTGCATTTGATTCTGTTGCGGTGCCATTTGAAACTGTATAGTTTAATCTTAGTCCTAGGGTTAATGTTTCAAGCGTTCCGGCTCTACCTTGGTAAGGTATTTCAATATTAACGTTGCCTATTGCATTAGGTGAAACAACCATATTACTATTAGAACTAGTTCTATAATACACTTTAAAGTTTCCAGTAGGTAAGTTTCCAAACACTCCGTCACTAAACACTAAATTTATTCTATCTCCTATTCTAGTAACAACAGAAAATATATTTCGTATGCCTTCAAATAGACTATTATAAATTATGTTATTGCCTTCGACATTTGCAATTTTAGTCCATTGTGTTGTTTCGAACCCATTAGTATCAACATTATACAGCCATACATCATCATTGTTAATGTTCTCAGAATCTACTGCAATTATTTGATTAGGAATAGGATTCGACACATCAAAAGGACCTGACTCTAGCTTTCCTTGTCGAAAATGCATAAAGAACCCAGTGTTATTACTGCCAGCGCCTTGACCATCATCTCGGAATAAAAATGCAGGACTTGTTCCAGGAAGAGGAGCTTCTTCTACAATTTTAGTACCTTGTATATCAGTACTTACTACTTCAAATCTTGTACTAACTCCCTCAACATTCTTTGAAAAAGGAAAAACTGCACTATCAGTGTTAGTTGCATTTAGTCTATATTTTTGTGTCTGTACACCGTCAATTTCTTGACTCTTTAATGGATTGCCAATTGAATTTTGTACAGGAAGAGCAGCATTAAGAACTTTAATAAATTGTTCAAAGTAGTTTGTATTAGTTTGGTCATTCCATTTAATAACTCTACCCGCAAGTTTTGCATTAGCACTGTCTGTAATGTTTTCAGTTGTTTTGACTGTTACAAGTTTAAGAAGTCCGTTTGTTGCTTGGTTTCTTCGAGGATTATAAGACAGCATACGTGCTAGACGTAATATACTTTCTCTGCGCTCTGCTGTTTCAAGGAAGTTTTCACGAGCGTTTAAATCGATGCGGAATGATAAGTTTTGCCCAAGGAAAGCAATCATATCTATTAGTGCAAGATATTCACTTGACTCAATGTAATCGTTAAAGTCTTCTGGATAGTTTTGACGTAGATAATTAATCATTGTGCGTCTTAGATTGTCAAAGTCATAGCTTTGAAAATCCGCATTGCGGAATGATTGGTATATTCTTTTCCAGTCTTCAGTTACTAATAACCTAGACTGCCGATCAGATGTGGACATATTTGTATTCCTTGTTTACTTAAATGTATTTACCTGATTTAAAAAAGTGCGTATTTAATTAAAGTAGGCCATTTTTTTGATCAAATGTAAATTTAAGCTGCTCAGAAATATTATAAGGAATGTAAGAAACAGTACAATCGATACTTATTCCTTGCTCATAAGTATCAACAACTACACTATCTGCTTGAATCCTAGAATCAAAGTTTACAATAGTAGTAACGTTTTCAATAATTGCTTCTTGTATTGCAGGAGTAAACGGTTCAAATAATAGATCCCAAATTATACATCCAAAAGTAGGGTCACTTAGTTTTTCACCCTGTCGTATATGGAAGTGATTGATTAAATCTTGTTTAATAAGCTCAAGATCATACAAAGAAAATCCATTGTTTACAGAAGTGTTAGTACTAAAACCTCTATATGCACGGCCAGGAATAGATGCTTTAGACACGCTTGGAACTGTAACACGCTTGTAAAGATTTTTTTCTAATTCGCTCATACTATATTTACCCTATTCTACGTCCTTAGCAGGAGCCAATGGATCGCTGTTTTGCGGACCAGGTTTATTATCCTCTTCACCTGCTGTAATTTCCGGCTCATTTAAATCATTACCTTTTTCTTCGTCAACAATTGGAGTTTCTGTTTCGTTAAAGTTTGACGGGCCTTTTGGTATTTGGCCATTTCTAGGAAACTTAAATGAGCCTCCTTCGCTAGTATGTGCGCTAAAGTGCATAGCATCGTCTAAACTTCTCCATGCGCCTCCCCATCCTAATCCGTACTTGTTTGCAATTTCTTTAGTATTTATAGGCATGTCAGTCATTGGAGAATTTGTTGGTCTTGGCTTATACATGCCATTTGGAAATGTATTCATAACAGGATTTGGCCAGTTAATATCAATCGCTGCACCCGATGCATGGCAACTCCAACTTCTACTACCACGTGATTGTCGTTTAGCATATCCGCCTAGTTGTTTGATTTCGTATACTTGTTCAAAGTCATCTAAGAATTCTTGGAAGTTTTTAGCAAACACTTCAGCAACTTGACAACTTTTTCCTGATTTTTTAGCAGTAATTGTAACTAGTTTTCCTTCAGGACCTGACGTATCAAACTGCGCATCACTTGGTGCTGTTGAGTTGCGTGTGCTAGGATCGCCATCGCCTGTACCGCCGTCAAAGTCAGCAATATTTCCGCCGCTTCCGACAACAGTTCGACTACTTGTATTAACTGCTTTATTTTTATTAAATATGTCAGGAGATTCTGCTCTATCCGATGTAGGTAATGCACCAGGTAGTTCTCTGTCTGTTTCTTCTTTCTTAAATGCAGCCGGGTTTGTATTTTCGTGGTGCATATAAGGCTCATGCTGCGGTGCTCTTGTAAGAATACTTTCATAAGGAACAGGATTTATTGCTCCAGGAAACATATAAGGTAATACAACAGTAGTTAACGGCTCTATAGGGGTTGCATCTGTTGCATCAATTGACTTAGTAGCTGCTAGTGCTGTAATTGCAACAATTGGAGGAGCTCCTTCATTTACTGCGGCAGCAGCAGTCCCACCATCATTAATTCCTACAGTAGTACCGTCAATTGACAGAGCTGCGCTTGATTGAATCGACATTGCACTAGCAGATTTAATGTCAAGTGTTGTAGCTGCTTCTGTAAAGACCGCAGCGTCTGATTTAGTATTAATATTTCCAGTTGCTATATTATTAATTGTTGTAGCAGACATAACAGTATAATCAAGGGCAGATTGATGACGTATTTCAGCCGATGATATTATATTAATTTCTGCTGTTACAGTTTCTCGTTTTGCTCCTGCAATAATTGTTTCTACATTTCCAGCAACATAAGTTCTACTATCACCCGATAACGTTGTTAAATGATGTTCTGCTGTTTTAACAAAATGTGTTCCTACTGACAAGTCGTTTATATTACTTCCTGATTCTCTAAACCAACTAAGCGCACTTTTTTCGTATACTGAATTATCAGCTTGTAAAACGTAATTTTTCTTAGTGTGCAGGTTATAATCCTCGCCAGCTGTAGTTTTCATACCAAGTGCTACAGAGGTATCTGAAGTTCCTAATACTGTTAATTTATAATCCTTGCCTACATGTAATTGCGTATCAAACGCACTTTCAATATGTACACGGCCGCTAACTTTATCATCAAAAGTGCCTTGTCCGTCGCTCCATCGAGCAGATGCTTTCATATTAATGTTTCGGCCAGCTTCAAAATTAATGTCACGTTCAGCAGTAATATTTAAATCGTTATCAGTCATAATACTAATGCTATCTTGTGCATGAATATCAATTTTTCCGTCACTAGTAAATTCAATCCATGCTGTGCCGCGTGAATTAGAAATATAAATTAAGTCTTCACTATTGTGTAAAAGTATTTGATGTCCAGTACGTGTCCTAAATCTCATAAGCTCGTTATGGGGAATAGTTTCGTCGCCGCCTGCTTCATTATTAAGTTTATTAACGTATAATGGTGGACCATCTTCTGCATGTGTCGCACGTACAAACTTGTCGTTGCCGTCGTCCATTACAAAGCTCGAGCCGCCCAGTCTGTTAAACGGAACATTTGCTTTTTTACCGCTAGCACCAATATCAACTCTAGGACTGCCTGCTCTCTTGTCTAATGGTCCAGGTGTATTAACACCAAATGTAGCACTAGGAATTTCTCGACGAGCACTAGTTGTTGTTAGTCCTCTTGTTTCATCAGAAATTAATCCTTGCACTTCTAGTATATTTGTAAAGTCTTTGTTATACGGCTTATTAAAAAGAGTCGGGTCAATTAAGGTGCCTTCTTCGATTTTTTTATTATACTCACCAACTGGTAGTTTTGCACCTTTTAAATTTTGTGGAGTAACTTCAGTTGTGCGCTGTGTACTTGCTCTACCATCTGGAACCATAAAATTCATATAGTCATCTGGTATACACCCAATCCAGTAACCAAAGTTTGCATTGCCTTCTGCAAATATTACAAGAACTCTAGATCCTACATCAGGAGGTACCATCCACATGCCGTAACTTTTTTGTGTATTCTCGTATCCGTCATTTGCTTGAAGACCAGCAGTTGGAGTTACACCGTAAAATGGTGACAGATAACGTACATTCATTAACTGTCCGCTGCGTTCCGGCGTGCCGCCTGCTCCGGTATATCGGATTATTTCAACTTCTAATCCGCCCATATATTTGGTGTCTAAATGATTAACTATAACAGCTTCGTACGGGCCGCTATCATATACCTCAGTAACTTTAGATGAAGATCTTGTATAACTACCTTGTGACATTTATTATTTCCATATTGTTAAATTGGGCCTTTGTTTAGCGACGACCAAGTTTTGGCTGCTGCGTTGGCTGCACCAGATGATGCATTTGCTGCTGCGGCTGCTGCACCAGATGATGCTATTGATGCTACTTGAGATGCTCCTGATAATGCGTTTGAGGCAGCGTTTGTTGCTGATACTGGTGCAGGACACGGAGTTTCCGTAGGAGCTGCTGCCGGAGCTACTGGAGCATTTCCTTCTAATGCTTGAGTTTGTTCTGCTTCTGAAGGTATCTGAGTTTTTCCTCTAGGATCTGCTGCATCAGGATCAGTTTCATCAACTGGCGGTATAATAGTGCCAGGCGGAACTGTTCCAGTATTTGTCCCAGCAACGCCAGCTGCGCCGATGTCCTGCTCTACATGAGGGCTTGCTGCTGCTGCATTTATTCCGTGAACTAAAATATCTTTAACTTTTTTTCCAGTTCTAAAATCATACCGATCATCTAACGGATCAAGTACTTCGTATGTATAAACGGCATTGCCGCCGGGCAGTCGATTTCTGCCGGTAGCAATAGTACTACTACCCGGACCTGCACTTGGCTGTCCTGTAACTCCTGCACCGCTTTGATTATATACGTCAGGTAACGATGCACTCCCGATAGGCTGTGATCCAGGTCTACCTTGGCCCGACACTGCCCCTACTCCAGTACCTGCTACCGACCTAGAGGTTTGTGTTTTAGCTGAATTTCCTAATTCCGGTTGTGCTCCGCTTGGACCTGTTGGTAATATATCAACAGTAGTTGTTTCACCTGTGCCACCATTTAAAATATCATTTAATTGTTGGAATAAACTATCAGGATCGTGATGAGCTTTATTTAAGCCATCGCCTGCATAGTAGCTTTGCCCTTTGTTAACTGTGCGACTTTGTCCTTTCATTTGATAAGGAACAGGCATACTAGCAAATTCTTGTGATAATTTAATCATAAATTTGTCAGTTGTATATGTGCCAGCAATCCATTGATCTAGTTTTCTATACTGTTTTAAAATTGATAAGATTAAATAATCTTGTACATCAGGAGTATAACATGTTGTAAGGGGATCAACGCCCGAAACTTTAATTGCTTCTGTTAGTGTTTTTTTAATAAACTGGTATCGGCCGCATGCTGTTGATTTAAAACCTTGGGTTATTCGTTGAGTTTGAAACCGTTGGACTTCTGAGCAAGTCATTTGTATAAGAGATGCTTCACTTGTACCCGGCCATAAACTTGTATACGGATCTACTCCGGCAGATGATTCACCTTTGGCAATTAAATTTAATAACGACTTTTCTTGATCAGTAATAGTTATTGCCATTATATTTGTCTACCGCGTTTTTCTGCTCTTGGTGCGCCGCCGAATATACTTGATTGGTTAGACCATGCAAAGTCTCCTACTTGAGATGTTGGACTTGCATGCGCTATATCATCGCCCTTTTTAGTAGAACTTGCTGGGTATAAACTTTGAGACATTGCTAAATCTTCTCCAACGGCTGTTAAATTAGCAACAGCACTTGTTGTATCACAAGGATCTACTGCGCCTATTGTACTATTTACACTATTATTTGCAGCGTTAGGCGATCCTGGCGTAGTATCTTTTCCAGCTGCAATTCCCTTGTCAGTAGCTTTAATATTCTTTGATTCTACAGTTTCTTCGTCATCCTGACCTCTACGTCTAATCATTTTAAGATTTTGTGTATATTTTCCGCCGCTAAACACATTAGTTACTGCCCAAATACTAAACAGTCCGCTGAACTGTGGTACTCTTCGAGGCATTTCCATAGTTGCTCCGTTTACCTGGTAATCAAAAGGTGAGTTAAAGTTAACTACACAAAAGATTTCACTTTGTAGATAATTCATAGTTCCTTCATCTAGCACACTAGGATTGCCAGTTGATTTTCCAACATAATTTCCAGTCTGTTGGGGGAGGAAGAACGGATCTCCCCAAATTTCCATTTCAGCAGTGACCATGTCAACAGTTTGATTTATCAATGTGTTATGAAATTGTTCTGCAATTTTTAATTTTATATCTCCAGACTCGTCAGCACTTGAGTTTGGTATTTCATTAACTTCTTTTGTTTGTGCTCCAGGCTCTATGTTTGATTTACCGTTGTTAACAGTAGCAACTTCGGATCCTGCTTGTGCATCACCTTGTTGGAAGGTTGCTTTGTTGCCTCCGCCTGCTGCAACTGGTGCAGAGTTTTGTCCAAAGTTACCGAACGCAGTCATGAAGAACTGATTGTTAAATTTTATATCAAAATTCAATACGTCTTCATTTTTTCCTGTGTAAAAATAGTTATATTCTTTAGGTGCAATTGCCTTTAATTGTTCAGTATTTTTTGGTCTCTGAGCTGTACCGAGATGTTTTGCTTCATCTACTTTATATTCAATTACACTATATACGTAAATTTTAGGAGATGCTCCAACTTGTCTTTCAGCCTCTGGATTTTTATCTAAGAATACTTGGGTATCAATTTTAAACCATGTGTTGACACCATTTTTTGATTCTTCAGTTGCGCTGTCTTTTGCAAATCTACTCTTTTTAATTACCTTTTCAATAATATTAGATATAGTTTCGCCTTGACGAAATTGTGTAGCTCTAGCCTTTTCTGCTTTAGCAGTTTCAGCATTGCTAATATCTACAATATCGCTATCTGCTTCGTATGCAGCACTTTGATCTGCATGTCCTTCTTGGCCGCCTTCTGCTGTATTTTCTACTAAATTAGATAATCCAATTTGATTCATATTGTTTATATCAGATGCATATGCCTTTAATGTATTAAACAAAAGATCAGCTGAGTTTACAGAATTATTTTCAATGCCCTGTTGTTTTTTAGCAGTACTTCTATCTGGTCTTACAGTAGCTATTCCTTTTTCTCGACGTTGTTGTTCAGTGGCACTGATAGTTAAAGAAGAATTTTCATCAGCAACTTGATCTTTTAGACGTCCAATTACATCAACTAGTGCGCTAGGTTTTTTAGGAAACGCAATAATATATCGATCACCTTGTACAATTGTTTTAGCTTGTTCAAGTTCTTGCACACGTTCATTAAGTACTGACATAACACTTTTTTCATCACCTGATAGTACTTCGTGTACTTTTGATCCAAGTGTGTTAATCTGTGTTTTTGTTTTTTGCACAGTATCGTCTAGGGCAGCTTCACTATAAGGAACTGCCTTAACCATATATTCACTACCTTTAGATTGTACTGAAAAATCAACTTTAGTAATCATAATCGGAACGTATGCAGAATTTGTGTTTGACAAAGTTTCTTTTCCGTATTCGTCATAACCCATAAAATCAATTTTTAAACAAAACGGAGCATTAATATAATTTTCATAACCTAACGATGCTGCTGAGCCAATAAGAGCTTCAATAAAAAGTCCCATACTGTACGGCTCTATAACATCAAAAGTTATAGATGTTCCTAGGGCCACTCCGGTATTTGAATTAGGAGCAATAACTGCATCAAGATTTAAGTTATCAAGATAGTATTCTGCATCGTCGTTGCCTTCTTGAAAGGTTTTATATCTTTTATCTAAATTGCCGCCGCTGGATTTAATAATATAGCTCTGTACAAAATCTCCGCCTGTTCGATATTTACTAGGAAAATTAAATTCTTCACTATCTAAAATTCCTAATGTAATAACATAGTTATAATGATTGTGTTCCCTTAGGGGATTTGGTACCTTACTTGCTGCTTTTCCATTATTTTTAGATAAAAAATTTGTAAATTCGTTATTTTTACTAGCAGATTCACTAAGTTGTCGGATCACATCAAACTGTCCGCCGAAAGAGCCAACTAATTGAGATACATCTCGGGCCAGTACTGAGATTGGATTACTTATTAAATTTGAAAAGCCTGCAAAACTACTTGCAAGTGTATTTAAACTTGCAATATTAAAGCCGTTGAATTGGGAAACCTTTGATGACATTGACGATATATTTGATCCAAATTGACTAGATACTTTGTTTAAGGTACCCGTAGCATTGTCAATTGATCCTAGTCCACTATTAACACTTGTAAATTTTGCTCCTAGAGAAGAGTTTGTAGATTGAAATCCTTGGGTTAATGCAGAGTTTATATTTGTACTTCCAAAATTAGAAATACCTTGTATTTGTTGTGATATTGCTCCTGCTGCTGCTGCAACATTACCAATGTCAGAAGAACTAGATACCAAACTATCAAGTTTTCCGGGAGTAAATGCTTGCCCCGGGGTGTTATTTATAAGTGTATTAAACCCTTTTCCAGAAATTTTAGTACCAAAAGAAGTTAAGTCGGTGCCTAATGCTCCTCTAATATCATTCATACTGCCAGTAACTGATCCTACAGATGTTGAAATTTTATTTAACTTTGCTGCTGAAGAGTTTGCCGACTTTGTTAAAGAATTAATAGACGCAACTGAACTATTTGCGCTAGTTACACTTTTTGTTATTTTTGAGAAGCTGAATGCCATTTCTTAAGTTCCCATATTTGACTGAAGATTAGAACCTTGCGGCAGATAAATTTTAGTTCCTGCAAGAAAATCAAAAACTGGGTCTTTAAGAATATCTGGATTTCGTTGAGCAAATACCCACCAAAGTTCTTTTTTACCATACAAGTCATTTGCTAATAAGTCAGGTCTATAAGTGTATGCAGGAATAATTTCATAAAGTATATCGTCGCCTGCAACAGGTACAGGAACTGGAACAAAGATATCTAAGTATCCTGCTGCATTAATTGGCGTCTTGCCATAAGGTCCAAAATTCTTGTTAGCCATTATACAAATCCTTCCTCGCCGCCAACAAATGCACCTTTAGCAAATTCAGTTAAACTAAATCTAGCTTGTGATCTACGTGCGTATTGTGGAGTTGCTGTAATTGTTATTGTTGCCATAGATGGTACAAAATTATCTTTACCAGCAACATTACATTTAATATAATCAACATCATTAGGTAAATCAGTTGTAAAGTTAGTTATTACAACAGGAATATCATTTAATACATACTGGCCGTATCCGCTTAGTCTGCAAACTACAGGCGGTAAACCTGTAGTTGCATCGTCTCCGCCATAAAACATTTTGGTTGCAGATCTTAAAAAATGTAATGCTGCTATAAAATATTTTGCATCGTCTGTTGATTCATTTACAAATTCGCCTGTAATAGTAAATGCATCTACTTGACTGTTTTCATAAGAATTGTAGGGGAAGTTTGTATGTACAGGCTGTACTTGAGAATAATTTGCGCTATTACTTACTAACACTGTTGGAGTAAATGGGAATATTAGTGAATTCTTAGTTCCTATTAATGGAGCAAGAACTACACTATTGGTCGAAAGTATAGTCGGAACTGAAATTCGTACGCGCCAATCTAACTCATTTGCAGCAGTTATATTACTAGAGATTATTGCCTTTGTCATTGTTCTTCCTGCAGGAGTAGCGTTATAACCTACTTGTTGTGCAGAATTTCCTACCATTCTAAGTGCCCTGCCTGCTTGGGCTAGACTCCCGCCACCGCTAACAATGCTGTCAACTTGACTTATATTATTCTTCATTGACGCAGCAACGTTAGATATTTGTCCAAAAGTATTAGAAAAACCACCTGATGAATCAAAGTTTTTTACTAAACTAGTTGTGCGATTTAGGCTTGATGTAAAATTATTAATTGTGCTAGAAACTTGTGACACATTGCTGTAGGAACTGTTAATTTTACTCGATAGCTGATTAAAGGCGCTGAAAATACTCATTTTTTTATAATCTCCTACTAGTATTTAGTTGACAAAATTAAGTAAGTAGTTTATAATAGTATTAACACTATAGGAGAGAACTATGCGTCCCAAGAATTATCTAAATAATAAAGATATATTAAAAGAAATACACAAATCAAAAAATCAGTTCAACAGCTATCTAGAACCAGAGTTCGGACAGTATGATATTATTTTACTAGATGTAAGTAAAATAAATCGACTGTCTGTTGCTGAAGCAAAGCGTAATAAAGCAAAGAAGATGTCTTCAGCAGAATACGAGCGTAGAAAAGGTCTTGGTGAAAAGGTTAAGCAAGCAGAGTGCGAAACTACCGCTGCTCAAATTACTAAAGAAGAGTTAATCTTCCGTGTAATGACGTTTGATCATATTCCAGAAGAGCCTGGTCGTAAAAAGAACCCAAAGACAGTTGCTGATACAAAAGTTAAACTTCCTTTTCCGCCCTTTAAGCATTATAAGTATAATGATGAAGGCGAAATTATCCTAGTAGGCAAAAGTCACTGGGAAGGTGGAATGGACAATGGCAACTTTAACCATAAGCACGGTAAAGCAACTGACAAACTTGCTATGATGTGGTTGAAACTTGTTGATCGATACGCAACTCGAGGCAATGTACGTGGTTACACATACAATGACGAGATGAAAGGTCAAGCTATCTTGCAACTTGCACAAATTGGATTACAGTTTGATGAATCTAAGTCAGATAACCCGTTTGCATACTATACTGCGGCTGTTACTAATAGTTTTGTTCGTGTTATTAATATCGAAAAGCGTAATCAAAACATTCGAGATGATATTTTGGAAATGAATGACCTAAACCCAAGTTATACAAGGCAGAATCAAGGCGAATGGGAAGCAAGTGTGAAGCGGAATGAAAACGCTCAACCTACTCAATATACAGATACCAAAAAATAGGTTGACAGGTGTCAATAATTACTATATACTTTAACAAGTAATATGGAGAACTAAACTTGTTTAAAAAAGCAGCAGTGTTTACAGACATACATTTTGGATTGAAGGGCAATAGTCGTGTTCATAACGAAGATTGCGAAGAATTTATCGATTGGTACATCAAACAAGCACAAGATGCCGGTTGCGAGACCGGCATCTTCTGTGGAGACTGGCACCATAATCGCAATTCACTTAACCTTACCACTATGGATGCTACAATTAGAAGTATGGAAAAGCTCGGTGCTGCGTTTGAGAAGTTTTACTTCTTCGATGGTAACCATGACTTGTATTATAAAGACAAGCGTGACGTTAACAGTACTGCTTTTGCAAAACACATTCCAGGCATTACGTTTATAGACGAAATCTTCATTGAGGATGATGTTGCACTGGTACCGTGGCTTGTTGGTGACGAGTGGAAGCAGATGAAAGACATTGAAACAAAGTATTTGTTTGGACACTTTGAACTTCCTAGCTTCTATATGAACGCATTGGTTAGAATGCCAGATCATGGTGACCTAAAGCCTGAACACTTTAAGCATCAAGAGTACGTATTCAGTGGACACTTCCACAAACGTCAGAAGCAAGGTGCTATTCATTACATCGGTAATGCATTTCCACACAACTATGCTGACGTAGGTGATGATGACCGTGGTATGATGATACTTGACAAGGAAAATAACAAAGAGCCAGAGTTTATTAACTGGCCCAACTGTCCTAAGTATCGTACTGTAACACTTAGCAACCTAATTGATAATGCAGATACCTTCATTAAGAGTAAAATGTACCTGCGGGTAACGCTTGACCTTCCTATTAGTTATGAAGAGGCAAGTTTTATTAAGGAAACATTCATTACTCAATACAACTGTCGTGAGATTACATTAATTCCGCAAAAGCAGTTAGAAGAAATGAGTACAGAGCTTGATATTGCACAGTTTGAAAGTGTAGATCAAATAGTAAGCAATGAAATAGCAGAACTTGACACTACTAACTTTGATAAAAGTTTGTTGTTGCAAATATATAATGGACTAGAATCATAATATGATAAAGATTAAAGACCTTACCGTAAAAAACTTTATGAGTGTGGGTAATCAGACTCAAGCAGTAGACTTTGAAGGTGAACAACTAACACTTGTACTAGGTGAGAACTTGGACCAAGGTGGTGATGACAGTGGTTCACGTAATGGTACTGGTAAAACTACTATTATCAACGCTTTGTCCTATGCATTGTACGGGAAAGCCCTTACAAACATTAGAGCTAACAACTTGATCAACAAAACTAACAGCAAAGGTATGTTAGTTACACTACAGTTTGAAAAAGATAGCAATAGTTACCGCATCGAGCGGGGACGTGGTCCTAATTTCTTTAAATTCTACATTAACAACCAAGAAGCGTTGGTAGACGAGTCGCAAGGTGACAGTAGACAGACACAAGACGATGTTAACACACTGTTAGGTATGAGTCATGACATGTTTAAGCACATTGTTGCGCTAAACACTTATACCGAACCGTTTTTAAGTATGCGTGTTAATGATCAAAGACAGATCATTGAGCAGTTGTTAGGTATTACTATACTATCTGAGAAGGCTGACTTACTTAAAGAGCAAACTCGTCAGAGTAAAGACGCTATCACTGAAGAGACACTAAAGATTAATGCTATTCAGACTGCAAACGAAAAGATTGAAGTAAGTATTGAACAATTAGCTGGTAGACAACGTGCTTGGGTGTCCAAGCACAAACAGGACCAAGATAAATTAGCAAATGCTATTGATCAACTGGAACATTTAGACATTGAATCAGAACTTGAGTCGCATGAAAAGTTAGCTAATTGGACTGAACACAATAATAAGATAACTTCTTTGAGAAAAGAACTAAGCACACTGGAACCAGCACTACATCGTGCAGATAAGAGTGTTGCAAAGCTTGTTAAGGACATTACAGATCTTGATGATGCAACTTGTTACACATGTGGTCAAGAATTACATGCAGACAAGAAGGCAGAGATCGCAGAGCGCAAAGATAAAGAACTAGTCGATGCAAAAGCGTATCAAGTAGAAGTTTCTGACAAATTATCGCATGTTGTTACTGATCTCGAAGCAATTGGTGACATTAATGGCAAGCCTACAACGTTTTACGATAGTGCAAAAGAAGCATATGAGCATAGAAGCAACGTAGACAACTTAAAACAGACATTAGAAACAAAAGTAGGGGAAGAAGACCCATACACTGCACAAATTACCGACCTAAATGAAACTGCTATTCAAAAAATTGACTGGGGTATTGTTAACGAGCTTACTAGTTTTAAAGAACATCAAGAGTTCTTGTTAAAGCTACTTACAAACAAAGATAGTTTCATTCGTAAGAAGATTATTGATCAAAACCTAGCATACTTAAACAACAGACTTTCATATTACCTTGACAAGATCGGGTTACCGCATCAAGTTGTATTCTTAAATGATCTAACTGTTGAAATTCAACAGCTAGGACAAGACCTAGACTTTGATAACTTGTCAAGAGGCGAACGTAACAGACTTATATTAGGGTTGAGCTTTGCATTCCGCGATGTTTGGGAAAGCTTGTACCAGAATATTAATTTATTGTTCATTGATGAACTTATAGACAGTGGTATGGATACTGCTGGAGTAGAAAATTCGTTAAGCATACTTAAAAAGATGGCACGGGAACGTGAAAAGAACATCTATCTTA